CTGCTTGGCATTAACAAAACTTTCGGTAAATTCTTTGGCCAATAATGCCTTGGCTTTTTCATCGGCACATTTACCTAAAATTTCTGGGGTATCTATACCAAGAACTCTGACAGATATTCTATCGCCGATGATAGCTGGCCAGTCTGGAATCGAAACCGTCAAGGTATCGCCATCATGGTTTTTAATAACAGTGGCTTGTTTATTGCCAAAGTCAGCAGAAAAAGCGGGCGCTGGGTGGCTACATGATGAAAAAATGCCCAATAAAAATATTGATTTTAATGTAAGTGCTTTCAATGTTTTTCCTGCTATATAGTAAAAATAAAGCCTTGATTAAGATTGTTAGCGGTCATGATTGTTTCAATCATCACCTCTGCATCCCTAGCAAAGCCACCATGATAATGGGCGTACCAACAGGCCGCTAATGTAGCCACTTTAGCGCAGCTTATGTCTTCTGATATTCGATAACGCTGTCCACGCGCATCTACACCGTCTTTTTCTATGGAATCGCTAGGGTTAGCTCGTTGAGCTTTTTCAGAAAAAACGAGGCGGGGGCTTTTGCCGTCGCTAGATAGGCCACCTTGAAAAGCAAAAAATGCACGGATGGCATCTTGTATTTTTTCGCTATCGAGTAAAGTATCTCTGTCGATAGTATGATCATTAGTAATAACGATACAGCCATCACGCCGCTCATTTCGGTAAGCGGCTTCAACACTGACTACTAAAATACGCAAGTCTTCATCATAAGCAGAGAAAACCGTACTTGGCTTGCCCAAAAAACCTATGACAGTGCTTTGAATAGGTATCATTGGACTATAGTTGCAACTGTAGGCGTAGTAGAAACCAGCAAGTAACCGTGTGGATCATTAATATCACCATCTGTTCCTTTACCGTCATTAGGCTCTGAGTCTTTCGGATGATCAAACATCGGCACAGCAGTACGCAAAGTTAAATCTATCGCTAAAATGGTTAAGTTTTTTGCTTCTGTTTGAACGCTGATAGCTGGAGTGTCGCTGCTTTCAAGCTGTACGCCCCACTCTAAATCCATATTAGCAAAATCAAATACGGCATGAAATTGGCGCTTATTCATGCCATCAATAAATAAACAAAATTGAGCAGCAAGCGATCTCGCTGTAGGTTCATCAGCGGCAAAAATAGCAACCTGAGCGCGAATATCAGCCGATAAATAACGCAAGCCAAACACGCGCTCTTTGGGATCGCACGGAATGGTAATGAACTGCCTTTCAGCAGATTGCCGAGTGTATTCCCGGCTAGTTGGAATATGATCCTTAGCCATGGCAACCAAGATTACCGGTAATTTGTTGGGTGCCACAGGTGGACCGTCAGCACTATTGCTACGCTGCCACATCGCCAGCATATCTTCAGCGGAATCAACCATCCGGGCAGGACACCAAGCAATGCTCTGTGCTGCGCCACGACTGGCAAACTCTTGAAGTTGGCTAGTCGTGGCGACAAGGCTATCGTAAAACTCAATTAGATACTTTGAGAACCCTACTTTAACCGGCTGGAACATGCGCTAATCCTGGCTCTAAAAATAGCTTGCGTTCAGCGGCTCTGCGTAAAGTAAGGCCACGCAGTTTTTTTCCGCCCGCCCTGTCCCATTTCAAAAACTCATCAGCGGCACCCAAGAAATCATTTTTATTAATCTTTTTTAGCAAGGTTGATGCCTTTAGATTGCCTATCCCGCAGTTGTAAGCAAATGAGACTAAAGCGCCCAACTCATTCTTGCTAATTATTGTTGATACCAATCGATTAACAGCATTTTCAAAAACCGATAGATCATTCGCTAACAATTCAGTTGCTTGATGTTCTGTCATACCAGGGTATTTTGCATAAGCCTCCGCTTTATCTGCAGCACCTTTCAAAAATCGACCGTCTTTAGCACATAGGGCATGTCCCCATCCCGCCGTCCAAATTCCGGCAGGGCACATTTTTGGTTCTAATGCTATCGTCGATAAATCATTATCATGCAGCGATTCATAATGCTTGATAATTTCAATTGCTTCTTTACAGATCATTTTTCACCATCCTTTGTTGTACATATAGATTCACAGTCGCTGCATTTTTCATTGCTATCGTTCAACTCAATCCCGGTTTTTTTCTGAATCAACAATTGAATCAGGTAAATTGCACGCGACCCCATGTGACCACTGATGCCGACAAATACCGCTGTGATGCGAATATCAACATCAGTCGCATCACAGATAAAAAACGTCAGCAAACCGACAAAGCCGCTGATAATTATTTCGCCTGTTAATTCGGCAAATGAAAATGGCTTATCAAGCCCAGAATTAACTTTTTTAATATAATGCGCAATGCCACCTAATGCCGCCATGCCTATAACCCAGACATAAGTTAAAAATGGATAATTTAGTAACTCTTTTTCTAGCATAACGCCGCCTATCTATCTATTCATTATTTTAGACAATATGCCAATCGCACGAATAACTTCATTAGTTCGATTAACACCCGCAACCTGAATCTTGCTTTCAGATTCTTTTCCTTTTCGCCAATCGACAAACGATTTTGACTCAAAGAACATTACGGCATCACTAGATGTCATAGATAGCGCATCAACCAGTGATGTGGCTGAATAAAGACTAAGGCTACTCGCTAAATTCATTAGATGATCCGCCCACTCTTTGCGCGAATCCTGATAAGCAGGAACGTATGCAAAATCGGGCAGGCGGTAACTCCGACCCCCTGTCTTTAGGGTGAGTCAGAACACCGCTGTCATCAAAATCAATAAAAAATAAATGATGGAGTTTTTCGTTGCCAAGATGGTGCAAATAAGACAATTCAATAAAATCACTTTCACTTAAATTGGCAATGACATTCATTCGATGCAATAACCAGTCTTCATCAAATTGTGCAGGGCAATCCTCATCTTTTCGGACTAATTGAGCTGCCATTGCACCGATTATCCAATGCAACCGGCCTGCTATATTCGGCAAGTCACCATTAAGCCGTTCAATCGTTTCAGCCGACCAGCCTGTTAAGTGCCGCATATTCCAGTGATCGCCACCCAATTCACCTATGTCCAGGATAGTATCGACACTTTTAATGTCTGTTTCACCGTCCAAATAATCCATGTACGTTCCGCTGCCGACTGAGAAATCAGGGCCATTGTCAGCAACGCATGACAGGTAATGACATACCGCTAAATTGCGCTCTGCAACCGTCCAAGCCGCTACATCAGAAAAGTTACCGGCATCTTCAATAGACGCATTTAAAAAGGCCGTTACAGTTGCTTGCTCTGCATGTAGCGGCATCTTTGCCAAGGCAATGCTGCTAGACATCGATAATTCTTTCATTTGTACGGTTAAGCGTTTAGTGCGTAATATCGGGAAATGAATCGACATTGAGAATTATCCTTAGATAGTGATTTATAGTTATTATCGCCGGATAAATTTGTGGGTTTGGTGGGATTTTCCTGTAGGGTTAAATAACGTATAGCTTGACAATATTTTTAATTATATTGACAATAAGAAGATTATTTAATTAAAAAATAAACCAATAATTATGGAATTAAAGCGCAATCGTTCTGAGGCTATCAGAGCATTCATCATAGAAAATGTAAGTAACCATTCCAGCGATATAGCCGGAGTTGCTGCCAAAAAATTTGATGTTTCAAGGCAGGCTATAAATACTCATCTTAAAAAGCTAGTTCAGGAAAATATATTATTTTCTGATGGCGCTACTAGAAATAAGCGCTATACATTAGTCAGGCAAGAAGTATGGGCTAAAAAATACGCAATAGAAGAGGGCTTAGCAGAGGATATTGTTTGGAGGAATGATATTGTACAACTACTAGGATTCTTGCCTAAAAATGTCATTAATATATGGGACTATGCGTTTAGTGAAATGTTTAATAATGCTATTGATCATTCCGAAGGTAAATTCATCGATGTTCAAATGGTTAAGACAGCCTTTGTAACGAGTATGATTATTAAGGATGATGGCATTGGAATCTTTAAAAAAATACAAACTAAATTTAATCTACTTGATGAGCGTCATGCTATTTTAGAATTGTCAAAAGGTAAGCTAACAACTGCTCCAGACCGGCATTCAGGCGAAGGTATCTTTTTTACCTCCCGAATCGTTAATGATTTTGCTATTTTTTCAGGTGAAACACATTTTTCTCATGAGTATGGCGAGGATCATGATTGGATTTTTGAAATAGAGCCTATGGAGTTAGGAACAAAGGTGATTATTCAGATAGAAAATCATACCAAGCGCAATGCTAAAGATATTTTTGATTATTTTACCAGTGGTGATGATTTTGGGTTTTTCAAAACGATAGTTCCAGTAAGGTTAGCTCAGTACGGCGACAACATGTTGGTATCCAGATCACAAGCAAAGCGCCTACTCACTAGAGTCGAAATCTTTAAGTCGGTTATTTTTGATTTTGAGGGCGTTAATGTTATCGGTCAAGCTTTTGCTGATGAAATATTTAGAGTATTTCATCAGCAAAATAAAGGCATAGAGTTTTTTAAAATAAATGCCAATGAGGATGTTTTAAAAATGATTTCACGAGCGACAAATGGGTTTTTGTGAATCAAACCGCTGCCAAATAGCTCACTTGCCCCTTAAAGCCATTAATGCCTACTGTGGCTGGATCAAACTGGGCATAGTAATCACCATTTTCATTAACGATGGTTACTCCGTCATGCTCCTCAACCATTTGATAATTTCCTATGACTTCACGATAGACATTGCCAGATCCACTAAGTACATCGCCAAATGGCTGCACGGTCAATTTCATTCGGTTGTTATTAATGGTAATTAAATCCGTCAAATAGAGCTGATAGCTGGTTAATTCACCTAAAGCATTAGTAAAGAAAAAATAATTGGCTTTGCTGATTAAGATAGTCGCATCAACAGCGCTGCTCACATCCAGCACTGAAGATGATTGCATAACTGCATTGCTACAAACAACTTGAGAGCGTTGTCCCAGTTTCCAACTGCCATCAAGCGTTGTTGATTTGCCGCCCCAACTACCAGCTGTCCAGTCGTTGTCGCCCCATTTTGCAGGTGATGAATTTAATTTAACGTAATGATCAATAACGTCTGCTAATTTATTGATGGTTATATTGCTGTTTGATTCAGCAGGGATTGCACAAGTACGTAATTTAAAGCCAAACGGGGTACGTGTTTCAGCCTTGTTAAAACTCCAACTACCATCTAACTTATGCCAACCATTTAATTTAGGCTCCCTGGCTAATTTTGTCCTAAACGGATATTGCAGGTCCAGGTGCTCATTAGCTATTAATTCAAGCGTTGATGTAGTCTCTGCGAGTGCGCTAGAGCTAATTGTGGCTGAGCTGTCTATTGTCCAGTTAGTAGCGCCTACCTTCCATTCGCCATTAAGGGCTAGATTGCCATAAGTGCCGCCAACTTGCCATCTACCGGATAGCTTATTTTTTGTGCCTAATGTCGCCGTTTTTGGCAGGGTAAACTTGCCCTTATTAACGTAGCCGATAACCTCTTTATCAAGCGTTTGCTCATGATCGATATAGACGGATGGCGTGCGTAACTTAAAGCCAAAGGGCGAGGGCTGAGTAACCTTGCCTAATTGCCATTGACTATTTAGCGTGCGCCATGTGCCTAGCTTTGCATAGCCGCCTAACTTTTGTGGTGTAAAGGGATAATCTAGGCGTATTGACTCGCTAAAAGTAGTGACAACATCATGCTTTACGATGATTTCGCTTTTTGCAACTAACTCAGCAAAGCTAACGATTCTATCGCCTACTTGCCATTGACCATTAAGCTTTAAATCCGGCTCGGTAAGATAGCGAGGGCGATAGGCTCTCTCATCAATATCTTTTATCAGTGTTGTATCGGTTTTTATTTTGCAATTGCCAAGCTGTACCAAGCAATCAGCACCGGACTTTTTACCTAGTTGCCAGCTGCCATCAATGCGCGTTGGTAAGGGTGTTAATGTACCGCCTATCAATTCACCTAACTGCCAGCCTTGATTAAGTCGCCAATCAAAATCACTGGCATAATTAGGTAGCTTAATAACGGTTTGACCCGTTAGTAACTGACTGGAAACTGGCTCACTAGCTAAACGGGTATAGCCTATGTCTGACCCTAATTGCCATTTATGCGCTTTTTTGTCAGTAACACGTAAACCACAGGCATTAGCATCCATTTCCACTGATTTTTGTAGCAACAAATCAGAATCAAACAGGGCCTCAACCAGCAGCAATATGGTTAAGCGAACTCTAAATAACGGCGTTAATCTAGCAGGGATAACCGCGCGAAAGACTGACATTAACTTAGTGAAATTAGTCATTTCACTGGCCCAGTCTACTGATATTTCTATACGACTGGTTAGGTATTTGTCAGGATCGCCGCCATGCTCAGAGGCAGGATATAAATCAAGTGGATAAGCAGACTTCTTCGACTGCATCATCTGCTCTATCGAACACAGGTTCGGGAACAGCATTTGTAGATAAGTTTTTAGAAAATGTAAGCCACGACCATCATTATCACGCGAACGCCATGCGCGGTATAAGTATCGGGTTGCATCTTCTTCGGTAGAACCGGGCAATAAGACTAAGCCATCTTCATTAACCGCACGCCTCACTAAATCAAACGTACCCAAGTGCGGCGCACCTAAAACGTTGGCATCAAATAAACGCCTTGCTAATTGCTGATCAAATAAGTCAGCGAATAACTGCTTTAAATCGCCCTCAATTTCACCATTAGCAAAACTGGCATCAATCGGGTTTGCAGAAGGTAGCGTTAAGTGAGGCTCAATGCCGGGTATTTTGCTCACGCCTAGCCCCAAGAATTTGTAACAACATTGATATTAGCAATTGTTACCGTCAAGCTATTAGCCGTCATGTAAGCCCAGTTTTCAGGGTGATAGACTGCTGATGGATCGGTAATGTAAACCTTAGCATCACTGCGACTCTCTGATGAAATAGCCGGTATTTTAAGCTTTAACAGGTCATAGACTTGTTTATAAAGCGGTTGATTACGCCCACGCCTTGAGCCAGATGAGGATTCACCAAATGCCTCTAATAAGGCAGCTATAATCTGCTCTTTAACGGTGTTTGATGGATAAGAAGTCGATACTTGCGCGTCTATCTCTGCCTTTATTTTAGAGCGTACAGGTGTAATAAAACGCACACGATAGGAATTATCGGCCTCTGAAATCTTTTGGCGTATCGCCTTCTGTAAGGGCGTTAATTGATATTCTTGCAGGATATAGGCAACTGCGCCCTCTTCCAGAACAAGCTCTGAACTATCATGTGATAGACAGGAGACAAATAGGGTATTGATATTATCAACACTTGCACCACGCACCTGCTCTTCTATGGTTTCATTCCAGACCGATAAAAAGCGTAGCGTAGTGAAGGTGCGGCGAATTAAAAAATCAAATTCACCCAGATAAACCGCTGAATGATCATAAACAGATGGATAACGGCATAAGTCACGTAATGTACCTATATCGGGCGGGTTATTACCGCTGATTAGCAGGCTATTAAAGCTGATCTTAATGAAGTTATCGTAAGGCGTTAGCAAATAATCAAACGACAAAGGTGAGCCCGCCGTTGGCCTTATATCGCCTGCGGTATAACCAACTGTCAACGTTAAATTATCGCCGTCACGCGGCTGCACGCCTACTACATTGCTATAACCTAAGCGTACCCACATTAATTTTCTGTCGTCCGTTTCGACATGGAACACACGTTCATTAGGCAGGGTATTAACGTAACGCTCTCGGTGTTCATATTCACCGTAAGCATCGCTTAAGGCGATATTAGCCAAAAAGAAGCCGCTACTATCAGTAGGAATCTGAATGGCGTAAAAAGGTACAGTGCCGGTCACAACATGGTTGATAATCGCTGTTGTCAATTGAATAGCTTCAACATTTGCTGTACCAAGAGCCGGTATGGTTACAGGAGTTTCTATGCGCCATTCATAGCCATTGGAATCTAAAACAATGCGCTGATTAGCGACTTGAAAGGGTAGCTCATTGTCATTGATTAGCATAAGCGTAGCCCTTGCAGGCGTAGCTTTACTGATAATGCCCCGCATAGCGGCATCCGCTAAAATAGTCGAGTCACGGGCTTTTTCAAACGGTTCTGATAGGGATGTTTCAATTTGCGCACTAAACATGGCCAGCATGGTCGCCATTGCGTCTAAGTGCTGAATGATACGTGGATCACTCGCTTGATAGAGCGGTGAAATAACCGGATAGGCTGCAATTGAATCTTGTATCGCCTGTTGAAAATCTGCTTTTGTTAACATCGATTATGATCTCGGAATTTGAAGGGATGTCCCTGCGACCTCTATAAAAATATCTAACCTGTCAACGCCATTTTGACGCGAATACAGATTGACAGAATTAGCGGGTAAAGCAGCTAAAATAGGTAAATCTTTTTTAAGCTTGGCAATAAAAGCATTTGCCACGCCGGAAGATTGCGGGTTTTGTAATAATGCCTTAGTATCGCAACCGTAATCGGAGCCTAAATAACCATAAACCGGCGTTTGTAGCCAATGGCGCACCATATCCTGTATATCTCTGCCCGTTATTGAGGCCATAATCTTACCAATTTGTTAGTTTTTTATAATCCTTGCGATCCAGTGCCATGAGGGTACATAAAGTCATAGGCACTAATAATTCAGCATAAATGC